GCACCAGTAGCCGAAGAAGGTGGAAATCAACGTGCTGAAGACATTCTTGCAATGATCAGATCACGTCAAAGCAACAAGTAACATATAGTNGGGGGTTACAGCCCCCTACTTTTCAATGACTGGAGATTAGATAAATGGCACGACCATTCGACGTAAGTAAATTTAGAAAAGATATAACAAAAAGTATTGATGGATTATCTATTGGTTTTAACGATCCAACAGATTGGATTAGTACTGGAAACTATGCATTAAACTATCTAGTAAGTGGTGACTTCCACAAGGGTGTTCCTCTTGGTAAGGTTACAGTATTTGCTGGAGAAAGTGGTGCAGGTAAAAGTTATATTGCCAGCGGTAATATTATTAAAGCCGCACAGGATCAAGGAATATTTGTAGTACTGATTGATAGTGAAAATGCACTTGATGAATCGTGGCTACAAGCATTAAAAGTTGATACAAGTGACGAGAAACTTCTTAAACTTAATATGGCAATGTTAGATGATGTTGCAAAGACAGTATCAACTTTTATGAAAGACTATAAAGCAACAGACGAATCAGATCGTCCTAAAGTACTATTTGTGATTGACTCATTAGGTATGATGATGACACCAACAGAATTAAATCAGTTTGATGCAGGTGACATGAAAGGTGATATGGGTCGTAAGGCTAAGGCACTTAAAGCACTTGTTACTAACTGTGTAAACATGTTTGGTAGTTACAATGTAGGGCTAGTAGCAACTAATCATACATATCAGTCGCAAGACATGTTTGATCCAGATGATAAGATATCAGGTGGACAAGGTTTTGTATATGCAAGTAGTATTGTTGTTGCAATGAAGAAACTTAAACTTAAAGTTGATGCTGACGGTGTTAAAACTTCGCAAGTACATGGTATTAGAGCAGCTTGTAAAGTTATGAAAACACGTTATGCAAAACCTTTTGAAGGTGTGCAAGTTGAAATTCCATATGAAACAGGTATGAATCCTTATAGTGGACTTGTAGATATCTTTGAAAAAGCAGGACTTTTAAAGAAAGTTGGCAATAGACTCGAGTACACAAGCAAACGTACTGGAGAAGTTATTATTGAATTCCGTAAAAACTGGGTTGGTGAAAAACTTGACACAGTAATGGAAGATATTGCACTTGGTGGAGATACACTAAGTACTGATGATGACACAACTGAACAACCAGTTGCCGATGTTATTGATACAGAAAAAGAAGTAGCAGAAGGATAAGCAATGGAAGAAATGTTTGCAGAGTTCTGGAACATAGTAAAAGAGTATGTTCCAGCAAAAGAAAGACAAACAGCCGCAGACCACTCAATCGGTATTTTAATTGATGCAGGTGCAAGTGATGAAGTTTTATATGCCCTAAAAGGGTGTGATAAAAATATGGCACAAGCAGTAATGGATCAATTAGGAGAAGAAGAAGACGAAGATGGTTATGATGACGACGATTACAGATATGATGACGATTAATGAGCTGGTACGGTAAAGTAACCAAGGACTTATCGACTCTTCCTGACTTTATTTCGTTTTATGAAAAAGAGTTACTTGAAGCCAAAAAAGAAACTGGTATTAACGGTAGTGTAGAACGTCATCTAAGAGATCTGCCAGGTATTACTGAGCATCGTTTTAATCAACTACAAGAGATTGAAGCGGTGCTCAACTATCTTAATATTCAACTTAGAAAAATAAGACGTAAACACTTTCAAAAGTATCTTGAGACATATCAACGTGCATTAACAAGTAGAGATGCAGAAAAGTATGTTGATGGTGAAGATGAAGTAATTGACTTTGAAACACTTGTTAACGAAGTTGCACTAGCACGAAATAGATGGCTTGGCATTATGAAAGGGTTGGAAGCAAAGCAATGGCAAATGGGTCATATTGTTAGGCTGAGAACGGCTGGAATGGAAGATGTCACGTTATAGTATTACTAAACTAACAAACGAATATAAAGTATTCTGCAAAGACTTTGATACACATATTGTAAACTTTAAAAGTATCGGTGTAATGAAGCAAAAAAAGTTTGTTTTAGATCAACTTTTCAACGATTTAGAAAATCACAGTCGTGTTCATCCCAAGCAAGTTAAAGATAAAGTAAATAATGCTAGAGTGTGCTTAGAAGAGTTACACATAGATTTGTTAAAAGGTATGTTAAACAATGGATTTTTTACTAAGTAATCCTGCAAATAGTAGACTACATAGTCAAGGATTCCTTGAACTATTAAGACAATATCCTACAATGATGGAAAGTATTAATAATGTACTTGATGTAGGTTGTGGACAGGGATTTGATAGTTGTTGGTGGGCTGAAGTTGATGATGGTGAAGAAGAAAACCCAACTCCATTAGATATTGATGTAACTGCTATTGACATCAAGGATGATTTTAAAGAAGAATACAAACATGAACATGTAAATTTTATTAATGATGACATATACAACTATGAACCAACTGACACGTTTGATGTAGTTTGGGCCCATAGTGTCTTGCAAGAAGCAAGAGATCCTTTAGGCTTCCTGCATAAAATGAATAAGTGTACTAATTTAGGCGGTATGCTATGTTTAACCTTTCCAACTACTGTAAATACCTTCTATGGAGAGCCTGATTACAGAGTATATCCACAAGCAACTAACAGTATTACTATAGTTGACTTAATACATATGTTAGTACTAAGTGGTTTTAATTGTGATGAAGGTTATTTTATTAAGCAACCAAATTCAAACATCATTAATGCACTAGTTTATAAAGATTCAGAAGAGCTTAATGACTATGGAAATAAAACATTATATGAGTATGAGGACTTATTGCCTAAATCATGTAAGGAACAATTAAAAAGGTTTGGATATTTAACTAATAAAGGTCTATTGCTATACTGGATAGACGGTACGTTAATTGATTATTCTAAAATTTAGAATTACTGGCTTTTAGCCAGTTTTTTTATGAACAGACTACAGACAGGATAACTATTAGTAATGAAGATTGTTTTAGTAACAGGTGGATTTGATCCACTACATTCTGGGCATTTGTCATACCTCACGTCAGCAAAAGAGCTAGGCGATAAACTAGTAGTAGGCGTTAATAGTGATGAGTGGTTAGCCAACAAAAAAGGTAAGCCGTTTATGCCGTTACTTGACAGAGTAGGTATTATACAAAACTTAAGAATGGTTGATGATTATGTACTTTTCGACGACTCGGACAATTCTGCAATAGATGCCATTAAACAAGTTAGAGAAACTTGGCCTGATAGTGAAATTATATTTGCCAATGGTGGCGACAGAACTGCAGAAAACATACCGGAGATGAGAATGGAAGACAAAAAATTATCCTTTGAGTTTGGCATTGGTGGTCAAGACAAGAAAAATAGTAGTTCAATACTACTTGCAAAATGGAATGGTGACAGAGTTTACAGAAATTGGGGATGGTATAGAACTATTGATCAAGGACATGACTATAAAGTAAAAGAATTAGAGATATTACCAGGTAAAAGTTTAAGTATGCAACTACATCAACACAGAGATGAACGTTGGAATGTAGTACAAGGATCGTGTCAGATGACTACGGAGTACAACAAGGTGCAAGATGTTATTACATTAACTGCACACGGTCGTGCATATACAGTTAGTAAAAAAGTATGGCATCAAGCAGTTAATCAAACAAAAGAGCCATGTAAAGTAATTGAAGTACAAATTGGTATACAATGTACAGAAGACGATATTGAACGAAGAGACTAATGGGAATACAAACCAAACTATGTAAGCACGGATTGTTTAGTTATTTTACAAATGATATTATCATTGGTAAGAGCTTAGAGATGTATGGCGAGTATGCAGAAAACGAGTTTTTGTTACTTAATCATGTAATACAACCCGGAGACTTTATTTTAGACATAGGCGCTAATCTTGGATTGCACACAGTATGGTTTGCCAAACATGCTTTTAAAGGTCGAGTAGCCGCATTTGAACCAAATGAGTTCAATAGGAATTTATTAATAAAAAATATTGATCAGAATCAATGTAAGAATGTACAAGTATACGGAAACATTGTCGGTGACCGTAACGGTAGCGGTTTTATAAGTTCTTTTAATCCAAGCATTCCAGGTAACTATGGAGAATGTAGTGTACTAGAAGCAAATCCTGGAGGTTTGTATGAAGCAAAGCCAATGGTTAAGATTGATAGTTTAAACTTTGGTCGTTGTGATTTTATAAAAATTGATGTAGAAGGTTACGAAAAAGAAGTACTAACAGGGTGCCAGGAAACTATAAAAAGATGTAGGCCACAGATGTTAGTAGAAATTAACAATAGTACAACACATTTAGAGTTTATATGGAACTTGTTAGATGAGCTAGATTATTTAATGTGGTGGTTACCTGTTCGTAACTATAATCCAACTAACTTTTTTGGTAATAGAGTAAACATATTCTCAAATGGTGGCATTATTGACATATTTTGTGGACCAAAAGAGAAAACACCAATATACCAGTTAGATGGTGTACTTGAGCCAGTTGAAGGCTTTGATGATACATACCAAAAGATGTACAAAAGAGTTATGAATAATATAAAGTTAAGACAAAAGCCAATAAATCCAATTTAGGTCTTGACATATGCTTTGTTCTAGTGTATAGTATAACTTATACATAAAGGAGAATAGTATGAGAAACAGATATATTGTAAACTTTAATACTGATAAAAACACAGACGAACGCAGTGTGTTAATGATGGCAGAAGATAAGATGGCAGTTGAAAAAGCATTAGTTGCCGAGTATTATGACTTTGAAGAAAAATTACAAATTATTAGTATCTGTGAAGCAAATACTAAGAGAAAATTTGAACTAGATTATTAAAAAATAAAAAAACTTTTTAAGCCCTTGTTTTACAAGGGTTTTTTTATGACTAAAAAGGTTGACAAAACTTGTAATAGTGCTATTATGTAATAGTAAGTTAACAAAAAGGAAGTAAACATTATGAACGCAGAACTTTTAGAAGCAGTTGAGCAGGTAGTTGACACAATGAAGCAAAGTTATATTGATTGGGCAACACATGATGGTGCAAAACCAATGTCAGAATACATGCAAGGTGTTGTTGATAATTGGGAAGTTGAAATTAAAGAAGGTCAAAAGTATATTAAACTAATTAAAAAAGACCATAAGAGTTCACTAGGTGGTGGTAGTGTTAGTGGCTTTATTGTTAAAACTCCTACTAAAGGTTTTGTAGAAGGTGATATGCTTAAAGCGGCTAGTTACAACATGCCAGCAACAAATTTTAAACGTGGTAATGTTTTTACTGATGCAAAGAATATGTCAGTAATACGTTGGACAGGAATTGCATAATGGATAAAATAGTAACTAAAGCACTAAAATTTGCTGTAGTTGCCCATGGAGACCAGAAACGTAAGTACACTGGTCTTCCTTATGTAACACATACTATTGACGTTGCTCAATTAGTACATGATCACGGTGGTACAACTGAGCAAGTTGCCGCGGCAGTGTTACATGATGTAGTTGAAGATACAGATTTTACACTAGATGATATTTGCATTAAATTTGGAACTACTATTGCTGACTTGGTTTACTGGTTAACTGATCAAAGTACACTTGAAGATGGTAATCGTGCAGTTCGTAAAGCAATAGATCGTGAGCATATATTGTCTGCACCTGCAGAAGCACAAATTATCAAGTTAGCAGATTTAGTAGATAACACGGCTTGCATTGGTAAAAACGATCCAGGCTTTGCAAAAGTGTATTTTTTAGAAAAGCAACTTATACTTAATGGTATGTTAGATACTGTTAAACAAACACCTTTATTCAAAATAGCACAAAAGCAAATAAAAGGTTGACAAATATAGCAAAGATGCTATTATAAAACAGTAAGTTAGATGCCATAGGGCGACATCATAACTTATTTCCTTATTATCGCCCTGTATATAAAGGAGACAGAAATGTCTAAATCAAAGAAGAATGAAGTTGTAACAGTTTGTAATAATATTAACACTGTAAAGAGTACCATACCAACAATGGATAACAGTAGGCTCGGTCCTGTTTTATCTGCTATTGTTAATACTTTTGGAGGTAAATTAGTTACCAGACAAGATATTAATAACTTATTTGTATACACTCTTATGCAAAATAAAAATTACAACAAAACTTCAAAAAAGTATAACGGTGACCAAAATGATCCGTCTAATGCTAAACTTGAGGCGGCAAAAGCAACTGCCGTTATGAAGCAAAAAGGCTTGATAATTCCTTTATCATAGAAATAGTGCCTAATATGTATTTTCTTATATATTAGGCATTTTTCTGACAGAAAAAGGTTGACAGATTGTATATAGATGCTATTATATAATAGTAAGTTAAATAAAAGGAGTCGACAATGACAGTTTCAATTACAGAAAACCAAATTCCAACTATTATACAAGAAGCAAAAGATGCCGCTTATATTGCCGCTGATAAGTTTTTTAAGAAAGAACTTGGTGGTGAAGATGCTTATGCATGTGGCTTTGCTTGGGTTAACATTTATGGTATTAAGATGAATACTAAAATGGGTAAGGCTTTTAAAGAAGCAGGTTTAAGTAAAGACTATACTGGTTCAATTAACATGTGGAATCCTTCAAAGTATGGATGTCAAAATGTTGATACATTAGAAGCAGGTGCTATTGCGGCTGCTGATGTATTTAAAAAGTACGGTTTTAGAGCATATGCAGGAAGTAGGTTAGACTAATGATTAAAGCACTTGTTTTTATGGCAGTTGGAGCATATGGAATGTATATGTACCAAACTCCAGGAAATGTAAATGGAATAGTAGATGACGTAAAATCTACTATTAACCAAACTGCTGAAGATATTTACAAAGCAACAAAATAAAGGTTGACTTATACTGTAAATATGCTACATTAATAATATAAACATAAAACGACGAAAAGGAAAATAATATGAGTTACGTTTTAGTTAAAGAAGGTTTTTACAGAAACCAAAAAATACAAGATACAGTATTTCCATTAGTATCAGATCTTAAAAAAGGTAAAAGCGGCATGTTTGTTACTGTAGATGGTAGCAACGGATTTGGCATGGACAAAATCCGTGTTAAAGTTAGTAGTCCTATGCAACTTGAAATGGTAGATGCAGATGCTTATAATCCAAATGCAGGCACTATAGCAATACCAGTTGAAGTTGAGTCTTCAGTTATTACTGAAAAAGATGAAAAACGTATGGTAGAAATCGAAGAGCGATTTGAGATACTTAATGAAATGGCTTCTGCATTAAAAAATGGTGATGTACGAGCAATGATTGTTACTGGACCTCCGGGTGTTGGTAAGTCATATGGTGTTGAAACTACACTTGAAGAACAAAGTGGTTTTGATGCACTTGCTGGTGTTACACGATATGAAGTTTGTAAGGGTGCAATGACACCAATTGGACTTTATGCTAAACTATACGAGTATAGTCAAACTGGTGATGTACTAGTATTTGATGACTGTGATAGTGTGCTAATGGATGATTTGAGTCTTAACATACTTAAAGCGGCACTTGATAGTGGTAAACGTAGACGTATTTACTGGAATGCTGATAGTAGTAAACTAAGAACTGAAGGTATTCCTAATTACTTTGATTTCAAAGGTAGTGTTTGTTTTGTAACTAACATTAAATTTGATAATGTTAGAAGTAAAAAACTTAAAGATCATTTAGATGCACTTATGTCAAGATGCCATTACATTGATTTAACACTTGATACTGCTAGAGATTGTTTCTTAAGGATTAAACAAATTGCAAGAAAAGGTGATCTGTTTCAAGGTTATAAGTTTGAAGATAAGGACGAAGAAGAAATCCTTGAGTTTATGTTTTCAAACAGAAAGAAACTTAGAGAGATGAGTCTTAGAATGGCACTTAAGATAGGTGACTTGAAAAAACTAAGTCCTACAAATTGGAAAAGCCTGGCTTCGAATACTTGTATGAAAAGAGTATAATAAGTGAATCTCCTCGTTCCAGGTAACAAGAGTGTAGTCTTTGGTCGGGCTACACTCTTATTTTATTAAAGGTGTAATATGATTGAACCGGAAAATATTGAAGATTGTATGAAGTTTGCAATAGGGTTAATTCCAACTCCTATTCCTCCTCGTTTTAAAAACAAACCTATCAGTCTTGCTAACTATGATGTTAGTTTTGTTAATAACGTAGTTCGTAGTATTAACACTGGCGATGGACTTAGTGATAAGCAAAGAGATTTAAGTGTTAAGTTAGTTACAAAGTACGTTAGACAGTTTAAAAAACTTGGTATTGACGTAACATTATGTATTGAAAATCCTAAATTTAGTAGTCCGCTACGCCAAGTTGACAGAACAAAAACAATAGAAATAACACAAGATAGAATTTACGTTAAGTTTCCTTACAATAAAGAAATGATTACTAGTTTTAAAGCATTATTAAGTAAGTCATTACATTCAACTACTAGTGGATGGAGTAAAGAAGAACGCAGATACGAAGTTGATTACAACGAATATAACTTATTGCAGATAGACAAGTGGACTAAGAATTATAGGTTTAAGTATAGTACTGAAGTAATTTCTTTAGTAAGCAAGTTTAAAGATATGATTGAGGATAGATCAAAATATGCAATACAATTAATAGTGACTGGTAACAAGTGTGAACTAGTTAATGCACCAGATAGTTTAAGTGCTTGGTGGAAAGATAATGCACAAGACAAATCTATTATTGACCAGGTAGTAGCAGCAGCCGATCAAAATATAGATGTGGTTAATCGTAGTGATACATTTAAACTTAATTATATTGCAAACAAGATCTTAACGGGTAGAGGTAGCGAATTTAGATTTGATCAATGTACAATTAATGAGTTAGTTCAAGGAGCAAATGAACTAGGGTTTAAACGTGTTGCATATATTGTAGATGGCAGAACAATACAGTCCGAGCAAGTACCACAATTTAGTGAAGTAATTGAATCAGTAGGACATGACAATGCAGTTTGTTTAGTCAAACATTTAAATATTACTATTAATGCAAATCGTAGGTTTACTTCTGACACAAAGTTTGCTATACTAGATAGTATACAAAGATTTTCCCATAGTAAGAGTCAAACAGACTGGGTACCAGATTTTGTTATACATACTAATGGGATAACAAAACTAAGATCAAGCGACTACATAGAAACTAAGGCACCGTGGCTTTGTTTATATTCTAATTCCGTAGGCAATTAATGAAAACAGCTAAACTAGTAATTAAAGACGAAGTAAACGTCAAGATAGAAAACCTTGACCTTGACGCAAGGAAGAAACTTTCGCAGATGTTTAAGTATGAAGTTCCTTATGCTCGCTACTTGCCAGCAGTACGTTTAGGACGTTGGGATGGTAAGGTTAGTTATTTCCAATTAGGTGGTAGTTCTTTTATTAATTTACTTCCAAAGATATTNCCTGTACTTGATAGTATGGGGTATGAGTTTGAAGTCAGTGATCACAGAGAGTATCAAACAGACTTTACATTTGAACCTGTAGATGCTGATACATTTGCAGATAAAACATGGCCTGAAGGACATCCTGTAGCAGGAGAACCTGTTGTGCTAAGAGACTATCAAATTGATATAATAAATAACTTTATAAACAATCCACAAAGCCTACAAGAAATTGCTACAGGCGCCGGAAAAACAATTATGACTGCGGCTCTTAGTAATCTAGTTGAGCCATATGGACGAAGTATTGTAATTGTTCCTAATAAAAGTTTAGTTACACAAACAGAAGAAGACTATATTAATTTAGGATTAGATGTTGGTGTGTATTATGGCGATAGAAAAGAGTTTGGCAAACAGCATACTATTTGCACTTGGCAAAGTTTAAATATTCTGTTAAAGAATACTCGTAATGCAGAAGCACCAGTTACTATACAAGAGTTTCTTGAAGATGTAGTATGTGTTATTGTTGACGAAGTGCATATGGCAAAAGCAGATGCATTAAAAACATTACTTACAGGCGTAATGAGTCAAGTTCCAATTCGTTGGGGNCTAACAGGCACAATACCAAAAGAGATGTTTGAGTTTATGAGTCTNTTGGTAAGTTTGGGAGAAGTTGTAGGACGTAAGAGTGCTAGTGAATTGCAAGAGCAAGGTGTACTTAGTAACTGCGAAGTTAGTGTTGTACAACTAATTGATCATGGAGATTATAGTAATTATCAAAGTGAGTTAAAGTATTTACTTACAGACGAAAAACGTTTAGAGTATCTTGCCTCATTATTTAATACTATTGGAGACTCGGGTAATACGTTAATACTAGTTGACCGTGTTGAATCAGGAAAATCCTTAGTAAGGAAAATAGGAGACAACGCAGTATTCATTAGTGGAGCAACTAAAGCCGGAGACAGAAAAGAACACTATGATGAAATTGCAGATGTAGACAACAAAATTATTGTTGCAACATACGGTGTTGCCGCAGTTGGTATTAATATACCACGTATATTTAACCTTGTCCTGTTAGAGCCAGGCAAGAGTTTCGTAAGGGTAATACAAAGTATTGGACGAGGTATTCGTAAAGCCCAAGATAAAGATCATGTTCAAATATGGGACATAACAAGTACTTGCAAATATGCAAAAAGACACTTGACTAAAAGAAAACAATTTTACAAAGAGGCCAAATATCCATTTGTGCTACAAAAAACAGATTGGAAATAAAATGAGTAACAACAAAGCAAAATCAACTGCGTCAACTCCATCACGTCAACCTGGCGAACTTATGTGGAATGCAGGAATCTACTACTTGGCAGATGGGTTTACGTTTGAATCTACTAAGCCTATTGTACAATGGATTATTGAAAAGAATTTACTTCCTAGTAATGAACGTCCAAAAGAACTAACACTAGTTATTAATAGTCCAGGCGGAAGTGTACATGCCGCATTTGCACTTATTGATACAATGAAAGGTAGTGCTATTCCAATTAAAACTGTTGGTTTAGGACTTATCGCAAGTTGCGGTGTACTAACGTTTATGGCAGGTAAAAAGGGCAGACGTATTTTAACACCAAATACAAGTATTTTATCTCATCAATACAGTTGGGGCAGTAGTGGTAAAGAACATGAACTGTTTGCAAGAGTACGTGAGTTTGAACTTAGTACAGAACGTATGTTAGAGCATTACAAAAAGTGTACTGGATTAAAAGAAAAAATTATCCGTGAAGTATTACTTCCACCTGAGGATAAGTGGCTTAGTGCCAAAGAAGCAGTTAAGTATGGTATAGCAGATGCTATAAAGAGTGTGTACTAGATGCAAATATTAACCCTAGAAAACGAAACATTCTCAATGAACGATCTGCCCGAAGAGGTAGATGATATGAGGTTTGCAGTCTTAGATAATAGTAACCCAAAAGAACCAGACTACTTTTTTATTCCACTAATATTTTTACAGAGCTTTAACAGTCCTGCACTAGTACTAAAAATTGGAGAACATACAGTTAGAATGCCACGTGACTGGATGATGCTTATTGGCGAACCAGACCACGGTGACTTAGAAGTTATTCCGTTAACTAGTTTAAACGATAGAGGATTCCATGCATTTGTATTTAATCCAAGAAGCGACTTTAGGCCATCATTTTCTCCTGTAGAAATTGTAGACGTATATCAAGATGTACGTTGGTACTTTCCAAAACTTAAACCTGGACAACTATTAGCAGTTCCGTTAGAAAGTGGATCAAAACCAAGATGTGCATATTTTGTAGAAGAAATTAGCAGAGCATCAGAAATTGTAGATGTTGAAAAAGTCTGGTAATAATTATATTGTAAAAACTTCTAATCTGTGCTATAGTTTAAGTCTTAGTGGAGATAACCAACAGACTTGGAATAAAACACAAAGACCGCTGATTGAAAATGTTGTTAACTTTTTTAATGATAGAGAAATGGTTAATGCAGGAGTAAACATTACAATTGACTGGGACGCACAAAATAATCGTTGGTATCATATTAGTTTTGAAAACATTGATGATGCTACACTCTTTGAAATAACATATGCAGAGTATTTTTAATTATGGCAAGTAAACTTCCACTAAACAAAGTCTTAGGTGCAATGGATCGTAAAGATAGGAAGTTTTACGACAATCTTAGTGATGAAGAACGTAAAGCATTTAGTCCTTTTTTAATGAACCGTTATGCAAGTAGTGTAAAAGGACAAAGTGAATTACAAGAGTGGTGGCTTATTGCTACAAACAAACGTGTTAACACACATTTCTTTGACTTAGGTAAACATCCTAAGTTACAATGGTTATTACTTACAAGTGCAAGTCCGGGCATGGGTACTGCATTTCATGAATGGATTGCAAACAAAAAGAAAGTGGCTAGCAAAAACAAAATTGGCAAAGCATTAAATCATATATACCCAAATGCTAAAGCAGATGAAATTGAACTACTTGAGAAACTTAATACTAAAGCAGATGTTAAAAAGTATCTTGAAGATTTAGGATATGACGATAAGCAACTTAAAGAATTATTATGAACACATTGATGTCAATCGCAAAACAAACGGCAGAAGCACATATGAGTGATAAGCCATTTGTTTGTAAGTATTGCGACAGAGCTTTCAGTAAAGAGAAAACTTTGTTTAGTCATATGTGTGAGCAAAAACGTAGATGGTTGCAAGAAAAAGATAAACATGTACAATTAGGATTACAAGCATACTTAAGATTTTATGAAAAAACACAAGGTGCAAACGGGTCTAAGAAAACATATGGAGACTTTGTTAATAGCCCATATTATAATGCATTTGTAAAGTTTGGCAAACACCTAGTTAACATAAAAGCAATTAATGTTAGTAAGTTTATTGATTATGTAATTAATAACAATACTAAGTTGGACCAATGGTGCCAAGATAAACATTATCAAGCATACTTAACATCACACTTAAAAGTTGAAAGTTGGCAAGATGCTATTTCAAGAAGTTTAAAAACTATGGAAGCATGGGCTGATGAAAATGAAGTACAACTAAACAGTTACTTTTTTGCCGCTAATAAAAACAAAATATGTCAACATATTGTTAACGGTAGAATTAGTACTTGGGTAATATTTAACTGTGATACTGGTATTGAATTTTTAGGTAAAGTCAGTGAAGAGCAACTTACTATGATATACGAATACATTGATCCGGACTTTTGGAAGAAAAACTTTATTAAGTACCATCAAGAAACTGCTATTGTAAAAAGTGCATTAAAGGAAGCAGGATTATGAGTGATTTGCCTGACGTAGACATTGACTTTTCTGANAGACAAAAAGCGATTGATTTAATTGATTGTACACCTGCTATGATGCAAGAACATGGATCTCTTACAAAGCATAATACAGGTGTTTACTATACAGGTATTCCGTATGATCCTGTAACAGGCGTTGCAACATTAGATTATAAAACTGCTGAAGATAGAGGTTACTTTAAACTTGACTTACTTAATGTAGCAGTATATCGTAATGTTAAAGATGAAGCACATCTTGATAGATTAATGGCACAAGAGCCGCAATGGAACTTACTTTGGGAAAGTAAAGATTTTTGTGAAAAAGTGATACATATAAGTAACTATTATGATTTGATAGTTAAAAAGAAACCTTTAAGTATACCGCAGATGGCAATGTTTCTAAGTATTATTAGGCCTGGTAAAGCAAACCTACAATACAAACCATGGGACAAAATAGCAGAGACTGTTTGGCAAAAACCTGCAGACGGTAGTTACTATTTTAAAAAAGCACACGCAGTTGCCTATGCACATTTAGTAGCAGTACACATTAACTTATTATCCGAGGAACATAAATGACATATCTTGTAACTGACAACTGCATTAATTGTAAGTACACTGATTGTGTAAGTGTATGTCCGGTAGATTGTTTTTATGAAGGATTAAACACACTAGTTATAAACCCAGATGAATGTATTGATTGTGGAGTATGCGAGCCCGAGTGTCCTGCAGGTGCTATTATTCCTGATACTGATGTTGTAGGTGCAGAATTAAAATACTGGATGAATATTAATACAAAGTATAGTGAAGGTGCATGGCCAGTAATAACAGAACAAAGAGATCCAATGCCAGATGCTGATGCAAATAATAGAGAATTAAATCCAGATGTACCAGATAAACGTGATCTATTAGATGAAACACCGGGTAAAGGTGACTAGTTTACTTTTTTAATTAATTGAATACTGCGTCTTTTAGTTCTTTTTTTACTAAGATCGCTTAAACTTACATTAGGACCTGCAATAATTTCGCAGTCTTTTGTTACAAATGTAGTTAAGAATGGTCGAAAAGGTAACCATTCTTCTTTAAGAAAGATATTAATAGGAATCATTCGGTTGGATTCCCACCACCAATCGTCACCAAGTTTGAGAAACAACTTCTTTAAGTGTGCTTCGGTAATCTTTTCGTAGTTATAAAAGCTCGTACAATGTGCATCTCTGTTTTGTACGATTCCGATATACTCGTTCTGACCGTAACTGATATGACTCAAAAACGGAAACTTATCTAGTAATTTTATTAATAATTCTTCCATCTATGGCATAAATACTCTATATAATGTGGATTCATAAAAACAATGCAAAAACTAAATGGCTATATAGAAACACAGTATCTGAGCGTACTTTACTCTCCAGATACAACAACTGTAAACAGGAGTAGAACAGTGTATGCTCGACCTATAAAACTTTACCGTGGTATTGATAACACCTTGCAATTACGATTGTTAAATAACGATCAAAAAAGCGTCGATGTAAGTACCAAAACATTTGTTCTTAATATTGTCGATCCGACTACACACTTAGTTATCAAAAGTAAAACCACCACCCTAGGTAATACGACTCAAAGTCAAGCAGGTAAGGTAGATTTTGATTTAACTAGTACTGATATGTCCTCAACTAACGCAGGACGTTTTATTTACAGTATATATGAACTAAACAGTGACTCGTCAAAAACTATAATTTACAGTGATGATGACTATGATGCTGATGGACAACTACAAATATTTGACTCTCCATATGTTGGATTTACTGCAAGTACAGAAGTAACATTTAGTACAATGACTGGTTCTACAACCGATGATAATAGCTCATACGCACTTGCACACGCACACTTAGACACAGACTCACTACATACTGCACAGTATTATCTAGTAGGATATACAGGCACTATTACAATACAAATTACAGTAGATGCAGATCCAAGTTCACTACTTGATAGCGACTGGGTCGATTTATCAAATACTACATATACTGCTCAGACAGGCAGTCAGTCAGTTAACTTTACAGGCAACTATACAGCAGTTAGATTTAAAAGTGTAAAAACTGCAGGAACTATAACAAAAGTCTTGTATCGCCCGTAACTCTGTGTTATAATCAGTTATTATGCAAAACAATATCCAAGATGTATTGGTAGCACATCTACCCTCTGACAAAAGAAGTAGTCCAAGTGAATGGACTAGTTTCAGTGGGCCATGTTGTGTACACAATGGTGAAAGAAGAGCGGATACTAAAGGCCGTGCAGGTACTATTGTGAACGGTGATGGTAGTGCAAGTTACCATTGCTTTAATTGTGGTTTTAAAACTGGTTGGGCTCCTGGATTACCAGTAGGATTTAAGTTTCGTCAACTGCTAGAATGGTTAGGTGCCGAAGAGGCAACTATACGCGGACTTGTTATAGAAGCACTTCGTATAAAGCAAGATTATGAAATACTTAATCCGGTTAAAGAAGTTAAAGAAGAAGTAGTTTTTAAAACTAGGCAGTTACCACAGGATAGTAAAAGCATAATGGATTGGCTACATGACGGTACACAAGATTTTGCAAATAGAACTGCCGAGTACGCATTAAGTAGAGGACTTGAAGATAACTTAGATAAACTTATGTGGAGCCCTAGTAGAGCTGGTAACATGAATCGTAGACTTATTATTCCTTTTAATTGGAAAGGGCAAACAATAGGTTATTGTGGTCGTGCAATAGATCAAGATGTTAGTCCAAAGTATTACAATGCAATGGAACCTGGCTATGTGTATAACACAGAAGCACAAGACAAAGAAAACAAATTTGTTATTGTAGTTGAAGGTCCATTTGATGCACTTAAAATTGGAGGTGTTGCAGTATTAAGTAACACTATCAGTGAAACACAAGCAGACATTATCGATAACTTAGGAAAAGAAGTTATAGTTGTACCTGATAAAGATGAAGCAGGAAAAAAATTAGTAGATGCCGCATTACAGTATAGATGGAATGTAGCATACCCAGATTGGGATAATGACGTAAAAGATGTTAGTGATGCAATAGACAAGTATGGAAAGTTGTATACTTTGTGGAGTATTGTAAACACTAAGCAAAGCAGTAGAATAAAGATAGAATTGATGAGGAAGAAACTTGGCAACTAATTACACAACAGACTTACAAAGATTATTTTTAGAAATGATGTTAAATGATGCACAAACATTTGTTAGAGTGCAAAACATTTTTAATGCAGAAAACTTTGATAGAAGTCTTAGAGAAGCGGCAAAGTTTATAGAAAAGCATACAACTGATCATGCAACTATGCCTGCAATTGAACAAGTAAATGCGGCATGTAACATGCAACTAAAGACAGTTGACAACTTAAATGATGGACACTATGAATGGTTTATGACAGAATTTGAGCAATTTACTAAAAAACAAGAACTAGAACGTGCTATTTTAAAAAGTGCAGATATGATTGAAAAAGGCGAGTATGAGCCAGTTGAAAAACTTATTAAAGATGCAGTACAAATTAGTTTAACAAACGACTTAGGTATTGAGTATTGGGAAAATCCACGTGAACGACTAATGAGTTTGAAAGATGGNAATGGACAAATTAGTACAGGCTGGCCTGCATTAGATAGAAAACTATTTGGTGGNTTTAACAAAGGTGAACTTAACATATTTGCAGGTGGTAGTGGTAGTGGTAAAAGTTTGTTTATGCAAAACTTATCTATTAACTGGGCACTAGCAGGACTTACAGGAGTTTATGTAACACTTGAACTTAGTGAAGGCTTATGTGCTATGCGATTAGATAGTATGGTTACAGATATTCCAAGTAAAGATATTTTTAAAGATATTGACACACTTGAAATGAAACTAGGAATGACTAGTAAAAAAGCAGGAAGTTTAAGAATAAAATATATGCCAGCACAAAGTAACATTAACGATATGCGAGCATATTTAAAAGAGTTACAAATACAAACAGGAAAACAAATTGATTTTATATGTGTTGATTACTTAGACTTGTTAATGCCAGTTAGTGCTAAAGTATCGCCAAACGATCAGTTTATTAAAGACAAGTATGTTAGTGAAGAACTGCGTAACTTAGCAAGAGAGTTTAATATTATTATGGTAACTGCTTCGCAGTTAAACAGAGCGGCAGTTGAAGAAATAGAATTTGATCACTCGCATATTGCAGGTGGTATTAGTAAGATTAATACTGCTGATAATGTTATTGGTATTTTTACAAGTAGAGCAATGCGTGAGCGTGGAAGATATCAGATACAGTTTATGAAAACTAGAAGTAGTAGCGGTGTAGGACAAAAAGTTGATTTAGAATTTGATATTAACAGTTTAAGAATTAGAGATTTAGCAGAAGATGAAGGTGGACAACAGACAGTTAGTTCAGCAATGATGAATAAGATTAAGTCTAATGCAGATAACACACAAGACTATCAACCTGAAGCAAAAGTTACTGCAAGTGTACAAAGTAGTAAACTAAAAGATATGTTAGCAGGTATAAAGTCTAGTTAGTAGTTTTATGATCTTCGTCGTGATCATTTTCAGGCTTGCCAATATTTGCAACATATTTGCCAATAGAATGATCTCTTGCACCATCAAAAGGTTCACATTTTTTCCAAGCAGCCACTCTGCCTCTCCAACCATCTTTAAATCTTTGCCATGGATTAAGTCCGTTGCGGACAAGCCCATAATGATTTAAATAATGTAATTTTCCATGGTGTTTAAAGAACATTATTGCCATAGGAACTTTGGTAACTGCATCATTATTGTTTACCCATCTATGATGACAACATGTAATACTTTTAACAAAAGTCCTATTACCTACTCTTGGAGAACCATATGTGTACAATACTAACTTATAGCCTGAAACACACAAACGAGCCGCACATATAGTTGCCATTGCGGCACCTAAACTATGTCCACAAACAGACAACGACTTTCCGCTATGTATAGTTGCTAATTCAAACATTAACGGTTTCCAAACTTTTTCAACTTCATCATAAAACCCGTCATGTACTTTACCTGCTACTTTACTTCTTTTCTTCCAGGCTTTTAAGTCTGCAACAACATCACTCATTTGAGTAACTTCTGTTCCTCTAAATGCTATTGCAACATGGTCTTTATTACTTACTAAGTATACTTGAGCACCATTAATATCAATAAATCGAATATCAGTGTAGCCAAGTTCTTCTAATTGTTTATCAACTTCAGGACTTCTATTTTGATATGCCAAAGATGCTAGTGTGGAGTGGTGGAAATCTGCTTTCATGTCGTAATTACCTCTAGTTTGTGCTAGTAGTATTTAACAAAAATTTACATAAATAACATATAATGAATGGAGATTATTAAAAGTGCAACGTAAAACACGCAAACTATTAGAAGAATTAGATAGCATTGCAATACCAAGAGATCGTGTACATTTAATCGAATCTCGTGCAGAGCATTTAATTGCCAGTGCGAAGAATTTGATAGAGTTAATTCGTAATAGTTACGATAATCAAATAGCAGAAGACATGGAACGCAAGTTATTGTTGGCAATTAAAAGACAAGACAGCAAAAAATTTACTAACGGGTTGAAAAAATTAAAATGAATTTAAATGAACTATTTGGCTTATTTGGCTCCGAAAACGACAAAGAAATAAAAGCACTTGCTACTAAAACAAGACTTTTTTATCAAAAAGCAATGGAAAACCTTGAAAATGTTATTGCTCAAAACGGAGATGCTTTTAGTAAGCAACCAAAAGTAGCCTTTGAACAATGGTTTGAGCATTACTTTGATAGACCTTTAACAAGAGTAATAGACGCTCCTGCGATTTACAGTAAAGTTACTAACAACACAATGGATAAACTTATTAAAATTTTTGTCTTACTTGGTTGTCAAAATACTTACTTAAAGCCTAAAACAGGTTTTGCTGGCGGTAAGTCATTGTTACAAATAGCACCATTGATTTTTAAGAAAGATCCAAAATCAGTAGCAATTATTGAAAAATTATATGGTAAATTTGTTGATGATAAAGAACCAGATTTTGATCCAAAGGATTTTTCTAATAAAGTTAAAGTAGGTGCTGAAATGGATTGGCCGGGTAAAGGAAAGATTACTTGGAAGGGTGCTATGTGGCTTGATGCAAGGCAACAACCACTACCTAAAGCAGAGCAAGGCCCTGCAACACAAAAAGCCATAGATGATGGATTAGTTGAATGAAAAGACTAAGTGAAGGAGGTGCAATGCCTGGTGTAGGTGCAATTCATATAGATGAAATTGAACCAACATTAAAGTTACTACAAAGTAAACTTGGTATTGACCTAGAAAATAATGTACTCGGTAGTGTAGGAAAAAGACAATTCAGTGGAGACATTGATGTTGCACTAAACGTACCTGCAGACGACATTCCTGCATTTGTAGAGAAATTAAAAGCAATGCCAGAAGTATTAGACTTAGCAAAGTCTAGTGTTATAATGACAAAGATAAAGATAGAAAAGTTTGACAAATCTAAGTCAGATGGAAGACCACGTACAGGCTATGTACAAGTAGATTTTATGCCTGGAGATCCAGGTTGGTTAAAGACTTATTACCACTCACCTAGTGAGACAGAGTCCAAATACAAAGGTGTTTATCGTAATATTATGATAGCATCAATTGCCGCAGTATATCAACGTAAGGACAGTGACGAAAAAATTGATGATGGACGTTCGGTTACAAGTGAACGTTGGATGTGGTCACCTACAGATGGCTTGATCCGTATCAGAAGAACACCGGTTCCAAAGAAAAGCGGAGATGGATATACTAAAAAGAATAATAATGAAAAAATGATAGATCCTATTAAAGATCCTAAAGGTATTGCTAAAGCATTAGGATTAGATGGACCAAGAGATTTAAATAGTTTTGAAACACTATGGAACGCAGTTAAAAAGAAGTATCCAGCAGATGTAGTAGAAAAGATTAGAAAAAGTTTTGAAGAAAACGGTGTTATTAAAGATGCCGGAATACCTCCAGAACTTAACGAAGAATTCAATAGAACATTAGAATTGGCAGGTTTATGAAAGCACTTGAATTTATAATTGAAGCAGTTGAGGCCCGTATACAACACGCAGAAGATATTATCTTTTGGGAAGGTAGTAAGGGTGCTAAACGTACTTTAGAGGCTTTAAAAAGACTTGAACAAGGAGGACACAATGACGTCACAATTAAATGGGATGGAAGTCCTGCTATTATATTCGGTCGTGATGAGTCTGGTGATTTTATCCTAACAGACAAAGGCGGATTTGTAGCAAAGAGTTACAACGGAAAAGCAAAAAGTGGTGATGAAGTACAACAAATGATACTAAACAGACCTGGTGCAAAGATACCTGAAAAAGCAGATGGCTTTAAACAATTAGCAGGTGCAATGAAAAATGCTTTTGTGGCTTTTGAAAAAGCAATGCCTAAAGACTTTCGTGGGTACTACAAAGGTGATTTATTATACTTTACAACACCTCCTAAAAAAGAAGATTCGTTTGTGTTTACTCCAAACATTGTAACGTATACAGTTAAAGCAGACAGTAACATTGGTAAAAGAATAGCACAAAGTACATACGGTATCGTTATACACATACATATGGATGAAAACGGTATTGATCGTAAATTAACACAAGCAGACATGAACACTATGCAAGGCGGAGAAGTATTAGTAATACCTCCAGTAACGGCACAAAAAGCACCTGTTATTGACGATTCAAAAATTAAACAACTTGAGTCATTAGTAAATAGTAGTGCAACTGAAGTTGATAAGTTACTCGATATGGCAGTACTAGAACAACTTAAGATGAAAGATTTAAGCAAAATATTTTATGCTTATATAAACAGTAAAGTTGATACAACCATGAATGGCCTTGGCGATGATTTTGAAAATTGGATGTCAACTAGTAAAGTAAGTGGAGTTAAACAAGCTCGGGTAATGCAACACATTAATGAAAATATTAACGGTTTTAAAAGTATGTGGCGTATTGTACGAGGCGTACAAATTGTTAAAGACGACATTATTGACCAGTTTGAAAAACAAGATGCAGATGTTAAAGCAACTATTGGTAGCGGAAAAGGCGGCGAAGGATACGTTCTTTCAGATCCAAAAGGTGATGTAAAACTAGTAGGTAGAGAGTACTTTACTAAGGCAAACAGGGCAGTGCAAAGATGATAGAAACATTTGGATTAACTTTAATTTTTATGACAGTTTTTGTTTTAGGAATGTCATTAGGTTTAATTAAAAATAAACCGCTTAAAGGTAGTTGCGGTGGTATAAACTGTAGGTGTGAAAAATGATGAATTTTTTAAAAGATGAATTAGTTGAAGCAAAATTATTTAGAAGTCCTGCGTCTTTTAAGACTAAAAGTGCTGAAGATGTAGCACATAACATTTACGCACACATTCTTTCTTTACAGGCTATGCGTTATACTGATCCTGGTGTAGCAGGCAAGTATGCAAAAGATACAATGCGTTTTGGAGGATTTGACGGTGTCAGAGCCGGTGGTAGTGATTTACACAACTTAATGGCACACCTTGATGGTATTGAAGATAAAGGAATGCTTAGTGTACCTAATGCACAAGTTAAACGTATGCTTAGAGATATACAAAACGGTGTAAAAGTTACAGATAGAGATAGACGTACTATAATGCAACTTGAAAAAAGTTTATCTATTAAAGATCCTAACCTTAAAGCAATGCGTAGAATTATTGCAGACTGGCCTCGTGCATTACCAAGTGAACAAAAGGCTGGAGCAACACGTTTAGGATTTATGATGAACCATTATGCAAGAGGTAGTGATTTACATACTCCGTATATAAGAAGTATTAAAGGTATTGCTAACCAAAATGCAAAGAGTCCATACAACAGTAAGTTAGGATGGGCGGCAGTAGGCGCAGTTGCTGGTGCAGTTGCAGGATACAAAGCAATAAGAAAAAAAGATGCTATAGCCAGAGCAAGTAACGTAGCAGTAACAAAATTCCAAAGATAAACATTCACATTAGTTCTTACCTCTCAGACATAAATAAAACTGAAGCGTAAAAGCGATAGGCATAACACAGGCAACAAAACACAGGCACAAGTCTATAAGGCTCCAATATTATCAATCGGTTAAAGCAACCCTGAGGAAGCAATGAGTTTAAGTCGAGACATTGAAAAAACAAGCCTAGAAGCTCACGTTGAATTATGTGCAGCGAGGTACTCACGTTTGGAAGAAAAATTAGACAACCTGGAAGGGCGTGTCATAGGTATTGAATCTGTTCTCGGAGAAATCAGAGACAGTGTAGTACGTGACCGTGACGTTCGTAACAGACAAATGATTAATTGGGGTGTAGGTATTATTACAACTTTATGTACAACCTGCGGCTTTTTAGCATACCAACTATTTCTTAAATAAGATCCAATCGGACTAAATACTAATATGCTTATATTAGAACTATTCAGTGACGAAAAAACAGAAATAAACGAAACCAAAATGGCTTGGGGCCGTCGCGGTAACCAAGTGGTACGGAAGTATAGATGTACTATTGGACGTTTAAAAGGAAAAACAGTTAGTACTCCTGGAGCATGTTTTGCCGCACCGGATATCAAAAAACGTATGAAGTTGAAGATGACTAAAGCAAAACTTGGCAGTAAAATGGCTCGTAAGTCTAAAAGAACAAAGCGAGTAAATCCAGTAAGCAAAAGAATACAGGCACTAAACAAGGCAAGCAGATAAATGCGTTTAAATGATCTATTTGAATTTGGCGGAGAACCGCAAAAAGTAAAGACGGTTGCAGGTAGTAAGGTTACACTTACAGATCCAAAGAAACCTGGTATCGAAACAACTATTGATACAGACCAAGTAGATATTGATAATAAAGATCCAAACAATCCAGTTATAAAAGCCAAAAAACCAGGTCAGAAAAAGATAGCAGGTGGACTTCGTCCAGGACAAACTGTTAGTTTTGGAGAAGGCACCATCGAAGAAGGTGTTAACGACCCACACATTTTTAAAGCACTTTTTATGGCAGGTGGACCGGGTAGTGGTAAAAGTTTTGTTGCCAAGAATATACTTGGTGGTACAGGATTACGTCCACTAAACAGTGACGAAGTATATGAATTGCTAATGAAAAAGCAAGATCTTGATTTAGATCCAGACTCTATTGCATCTCCACAAGGACAAGAAATCCGTGGTAAAGCAAAAGACTTAACAAAAAAACGCAGTATTCAGTATATAGCAGGTAGAATTGGTTTACTTGTAGACGGTACTGGCAAAGATACAGATGTGTATCAAAACCAAGTAAAATTTTTTAAGCAACTAGGCTATGATTGTGCAATGATATTTGTCAACACTAGTCTTGATGTTGCACAACAAAGAAACAAAGAACGTGATCGCATACTACCTCCTAAAATGGTTGAGGAAATGTGGCATGACGTACAACAAAATATCATGAAATATCAGCAAATTTTTGGTGCTGATAAGTTTTTCGTTATCGATAATAGTGGAGGTCTTGAAGATCCAACACGCTCAGAAAACTTTGATAACGTATATAATAACACACAGAAATTTTTAAATTCACCAGTTAGCAATAAAGCACAACAGTGGATCGACAAAGCAAAAGAAAAAACTAAAACTTAATGAGTTATTTTGAATTTTCTGATGGTGTAAGAGTGTCACTATCAAAAGAAGAAGAAGAATTTTTAGACAGTTTTAAAACATCAGTAAAACTAACTGATGTTGGACAAAAGCATATAAAAGTATGTTTAATGTTAGTAAATAAGAGTGTATTATATAGGAAAAAACGCAATGGTGACCTCTACTATTACAAAGAAACCAGAACTTAAACAGTTTTCAGACTTTGTAAAATCAAGACTTGATCAAACTCCAGTTATTGTTAATAATAAAGACAATGTAAGAGTAGGAAACTACGTTTGTAAACAGGACGAAGGTTTCTGGGTTGTGTACTATAAAAAACGTGAAGAAAAGTCTTTTACACTTCGATCTAGTGCAGTAGCATGGTGCATTGCAACTATTGGCAACAACTCAATGGATGCTAGAACAATATTACATGAAGATAATAATTACGGGCGACTTATTGAAAACGCCTATGTATTTCTAACAAGATTTAAAACAACAACTGATCCGTTTAAGAAAGAACTTATGTGGATACGTTATGATGACAGTATGTGTCAGTTAAAAAATAAAAGAGAACGCCTTACAAATTTTCTTAAAAATTTAAAAGTAGGCTAAATACACTTACAAAATAGGTTTGGGATAAAAACATGGAATTAAATGATTTAAACAGAGTTAAACATAGTGATAGTTTAAATAAACTATTAGGCACACGTTTTAATATGGCTCTTGACTTACAAAAGTTAACAGAGCAACGTGCAACAAAGTTACTATCTGCTATTGGAAAAACTTTAACAGAATCGCAAAAGGGCACAGGGCCTTATCAAACAGATAAGAAGTATATGGCGTCTAAACTTGCTAAAGAAACTGTTGAAGCATGGTTAGTTGAAAACGGCTTAGGAATTAACGAAAAAGATGAGCCTTCTAATGAAGAACCAGGTGATGGTGCTATTGAGCCACAACAGGAACTTCCAGGAGCAGATGCAAAGAGAAACCAAGCACTTCGTATGCTAGTAGGAACACAAAACTTTGCTAAAGCCAGACGTGCAATGGAATTATATAAGCAAGGCAAAACTGTACCACCAACATTAATGATTGGACTTATGCCAGTTATTGATATGATGGATGAGATTATGTCAAGTGGAATAGCAAATGTTCGTATGTTACAAATGGTACAACGACGTTCTAAAAAGGCGTTAGGTATTTCAGAAAGCGTTCTTAAAGAAGGTGAAATGGAAAGTGCAGAATTAGTATTAGCATCAAAAGACATGGTTGATAGACTTCAAGGAATGTTAGAAGATGTTGGTGAAATGATGAACGAAGAATTACTTCCGTTAACAGATTCAATCCGCGATGAAATGGGCAATGAAAAAGCAGAAGCATTTAGTAATGCCGCAAAAGGTGCCTTAGAAGCATTCATGGACGCAGTTACAACTGCACGTGGAGACATGGATAGTGCGAGTCGCATTTTACTTGGCGAAGAACCTGCAATAGATAGTGAACCACCAGTTGATTTAGCTGCGGATGACACAGATTTAGATTTAGACATAGGCGGCGATACTGATGCTGACTTAGACTTAGATGCAGATCCGGCTGGTCAAGAAGGCACAGAAGAACTAGATAGAGAAGAACGTATCTAATGAGATTTGATGAGTTTGTCATAGAAACAGATTCATCTAACAAGGTTATGAGCTTGTTAGTGTTTCTAAAGAACCGTGCTGAACAAACAGGTGCAAAGCCTGAGATTAGTATGGATGCTTTATCGCAAATGGCACAATCAGTAGGTATCTCTTTAACATATGATAATTTTAGTACTTTAGTACAGAGCAACCCAAACTTTAAAGCTCTTGTTGCTGATTTTAATCAGGATACTGTAGTACTAAATTTACCAGGCGATGAAAGAACTATTGCAAGTAAGGCAGACTTAGACATAGAGCCTGTTGATAAAGTTGATTCAATGGCTAAAAGAGCTTTGAAAAAAAGAACTTGATCTCTGACAAAATCTCTGTTATAGTAATACTATGATAACTAATAAATTTGACTACAAAGCCTTAACTCGGAAGAGTGTAGATGGAAAAAGGCTATACAGTACTCCTGACGGATTAGCAGTTCCTAGTGTAACTACAATCCTTAGTGTAACTCAATCACAAGAAAAACAAGAAGGTCTAAGACGTTGGCGAAAACGTGTTGGCGAGGTAAAGGCGCAAGAAATTGTAACTGAAGCCGCTAACCGTGGTACCCGTATGCATACCTATCTGGAAAACTATTGTATTGACGGCGTTATTAAAGAACGTGGAACAAATCCTTTTAGCCATCAATCACATGCAATGGCTGAAACTGTTATACGTGAAGGAATGTGCAATGTTGACCAAGTATGGGGTGTAGAAGTATCTATGTTCTTTCCGGGCATATACGCAGGTACAACTGACTTAGTAGGAGTGCATAAAGGCGAACATGCTATTATGGACTTTAAGCAAACAAACAAGCCTAAGAAAGCAGAATGGGTAGAGGATTATTATTTACAACTGTGTGCATACGCAGAAGCACATAACGAAGTTTATGATACAAACATTTCTAAAGGTGTAGTATTAATGTGTGTTAAGCCTGAAATGGATGAACAGGGTAAGTTACAAACTGATCCGCAGTATCAAGAGTTTATTGTTGAAGGCGAAATGTTTGAACATTGGCGTCAACAGTGGTGGAAACGTGTTGAACAGTACTATATAAAGACTTCTTAATGTATAAATACATTACATAGACGAAGGTGGAAACATGGCAGTAATTCAAATTTCAAGAGTGCAACACAGACGTGGTCTGTTGCAAGATCTTCCTCAATTATCAGCAGCCGAACTAGGTTGGGTAATTGATAATCGTAAACTTTATATTGGTAATGGACCAGTTGAAGAAGGTGCGCCTATAGTTGGCAATACGGAGATTTTAACACAGTATAGTGATATACTAGGTGGCATTAGTTCTTATACATATAAAGGAACTGAAGTAGGTTATACTGCACAAACACAAAGCGGAAGTGGCAACGTACAAAGAACATTACAAAGTAAACTAGATGATATTGTAAGTGCAAAAGATTTTGGTATCATTGGTGATGGTACAACTGATGTAGCCGCTAAGATTAACTGGATGTTATATCAAGTATATTGCCGTGAGTCTACAAATAACAAAAGTTTAAAAAGAATTCTATTTCCAGCAGGAACATATATTGTAAAGAGTGCAATTAAGATTCCAAGTGATTGTGTTATTATTGGTGAAGGTGCTGAACATACAATATTTAAGTATACAGGTGCAACAGTAGACTATGTTGCAAGAACTGCCGATAGTGCTCAACAAACTGGAACAAATATTGGATTAAGTGGTGCAACTTATCCAAAGAATATTTCTATTGCACAATGTAGTTTTGAAAATACAACTGCATATACATCAGTACTAGTCGAACGTGCAAAGTATGTACACTTTGACGATGTTACATTTACAGGTAATCATGCAAATGATGGCACTTATCCTAGTGCAACTGGTAGCAGTATAGGTGTAAAAGTTTCAAAAGTAGCCGGTGATAGTAGTTATCACATAACATTTAATCGTTGTAATTATAGACGAGCAAACACAGCATTTGTTATTGATGATGAAGTAAACAATGTAGTATTAGATAAATGTAATTTTCATTTACTCTATCAAGGTGCATTAATTGGACAAAACGTTGTAGGTAACGGTCCTGCAGGCGTAAAAATTAATAATTGCTTATTTGATGACATTCATCATTCAGCAATCAAAGTCATTGGAGTTAAAGACTTTGTAAGTTCTTTTAACACATTCAAAGTAATGGTTGCAAGTGGAACAACTGGAGTAGGTGGACCATTAGCACCAATCATTGATATTAGTAGTGATAATAATTATAGTATCGGTGATAGTTTTGAACGTAATGATGCTGATGCCGTAACTCACGCCAGAATTGAAACAAACAACAAACGTGTTTATGGTTTAGTTGCAGGTGAACATATTGTATATGGTACTCACTTTCAACAACCAGGTGTACAAGAAGCATTGTCTGATAATACTTCTACGCCAACTAATACAACTATTGACTTTAACGAAGCAGTTCTTAGTAACAGTAGAGTATACTTTACTATTGATCGTGGAAATGCAAGTGCAACAGGTTCATTAACTATTACTGGTAGTAACACCGGTGGTTACAGTCTAGATGAAGAACGAGTTGAAAATGCAGATGTCGGAGTTGGATTAACTATTGATGGAACAACAGGTACTGTACAGTATACTTCAACAAGTACTGGTACTGCACCAACGTTACATTATCGTATCGAGACACTAAAATAAAAATAAATTAAAAGGCTATTATGTTTGATTTAAGGCCTGAAGATCGTATATCTGAATGGCGTAAATTCAGGAAGAGCATTCAGTATCTTGACAGGATGGAAATGCTTCAAAAAACAACGGATTTATGGAAAACGGCTCCGTTGGTAAATCATTATTTGGATCTTGACAGTTGCGAAAACTGGCCTGATCCATGGACATTACTTGTGGATAATATGTACTGCGAAGCGGCAAGAGCTCTAGGTATGTTTTATACACTTTTTTTAACAGAAAGATTTGACAAACGGGATCTAAGTGTAGTAATATATAACAGTAAGTCGGGTTACGACGTGGCTGTAGTAGTATGTGAGAAATATGCTCTTAATATTCACTTCGAGGATGTCGTAAATACAACGTCGATCAACAACACAGATCAGTATCGTATTTTTGATGCAGACGATCTAAACGCAGTAAACTATCTATAACAATAGGACTATCGATTAATGAATGATATTCAAGTAAAGAAACGTAACGATACAGACGAACCATTAGACATTGAGAAAATGCACAAAGTTGTATTTTATGCTTGTGAAGGCATCACAGGTGTAAGTGCAAGTGAAGTTGAGATTAAAAGTAGTTTACAGTTCTATAGTGGTATCACTAGCACCGAAATACAAGAAACTTTAATTAAAAGTGCCGCTGATTTAATTAGCGAAGAAAATCCTAACTATCAATGGGTAGCAGGACGTTTAATTAACTATCACCTACGTAAGAACGTATACGATAGTTTTGTTCCTTGGCCATTACTGCAAACAGTTAAAACTAATATTGACAAAGGTTATTATGACGAGGCTATTCTTGAACAGTATACTGAAGAAGAATGGGAAATATTAGACACATACACAAGACACGAACGTGATGAAGTACTCACATATGCAGCCATGGAACAATGGCGTGGAAAATATCTTGTGCAGAATCGTGTAACAGGTGACATATTTGAAACACCACAAGTAGCATATATGATGATTGCGGCAACGTTGTTTGCTGAATACTCTGCAGATACACGTCTACAGTATGTAAAGGATTATTACGATGCTATTAGTAACTTTGACATTAGTTTACCTACTCCTGTTATGGCGG